TTTGTATATCTCTTAATTTAAAATTTTGCATACGTTCACTATGAAGATCATTTGGATCTTCGGGATTTCCTTCATTGTACTTTCTTAACTGAAAAGTTTCATCATTATTATTACCAGTAATGTCAGCTCTATCGTGTATTATATCTATATCCACATCTCTCATTATATCTAAGCTATAAGCTATCTCACTGATCCACGCATCATTTTGACCATGTAGACTAATATGATCTAGAAGCATAAACCAATCTCTAGGAAAGATTGGAAATATCGCATAAGGGTGCCCCGTTTGTTCTCTTACTTTAAGCACTCTAAAATTGGATCTACGGTCCATGATTTTATTATCCCAATTTAAAGTAGTCATTATCGCATCATCATTAAAGAACATTAGCCATTTACCTTTAGCATGAAGAGCTAAAGAATTATTATACCTATGAATATTTTCATATCCCATAGGTTTAAATGTAAGTACGGTTTGATTTGGATAATTAGTTGTCTTTAAAAATTTTATAGTATCTGTATCGTCATCGTCTATTGCAAATAAAAATTGAAGCGATTTAGGATCTTTTGCTTTTCTTATTAATGACTCTACCGATTTTTTTAAAGTTTCTACTCGCTTACGTGTAGGAAGTAGTATTGAAATATTGATCATGTATCTACCCTAGAGTTTATAAACTCTAGGGTAAACAAAAAAGTTTATTTATTCTTGGTCAGAATCATCATTGTCTAAGTCAGTATCATCTTGATCCTCGGATCCTGAATCAGTATCGGCGTTATATTTATCTTCTAAGTCGTTCAGAAGATCCTCTATTTCAGTTTGTTTGTCTCTAATGCTTTCGATAATGTTTTCGAAAGATTTTTTCTTTTTAGCCATAGTAGCCTCTTTGTTTATGATTGAGACAGTCACTATACAAATAAATTTATAAAAGAAAAGAAAATTATTTTTTATTTATTTCGTAGAACATGTTTTCGCTATCTTCGGAAATAAAACCTTTATTCTCTACGTTCCATTCTGTAGTTTGAACTTTATAGTCCGGCCAATGTGTTGCAGTTGTAAAACTAGCAATGTGCCAAAGAATACGATTATTAGGCTGAATTGCATAGTTACCGTTATCAAGAGTAATAACGTGCCCACACTTATGTTCTTGAGGTATTTCAGAATGTTCAGTATCCAATATATTAGGTTCCGGATGTGCCCAGTCAATTGTAAATAAATATTCTCCATGAATAAATTTTTTATCTAAACCTAGATACTTACACTTTTGTCCAATTAAATAATCAAAAGTATTAATGCTAGGATAATAACTAAATGAATTCCATAGTTCAAGATCAACGAGATTTTGATTCGGAACTCCACTGCATTCAAATCCTTTTTGAATAAAAGCAGAGATAGGTAATCTCCAATAGACTGCACCGTTTGTAAGTAACGTATGAAATAATACTGCCCTACCTGGTATGCTTGCAAGACCGAAGACCACACAGTCTTCAACTTCTCCTTTATGTTTTTTAAGATCATATAAATACTCCCTTCTTATTTGACAATAAATTGGCGGGATACTAGCATTTAAATAAGACATTGAACAGATAGTATCTTTTTACAAAATTTTTTTATACAAAATTTTTAAGAGGGTCTATTTTTACAAAATTTTTTTTTACAAAATCTAATAAATAGTATCTTTTTGCAAAATTTTTTTTTACAAAATTTTTATATGGATACCGGTCATTCTTCACTATATCTACTTCTCTATCTACTATAGCCCTCACCTAAACTTTTAAACTTTATAGAATATTCTTTATTTAAACTTAATCGAATTTTTTAAAAAGAATAATTAGAATTTATTATTTTTATTTAATTATGAATTTAGATTAATTAGCCGTTTATCATTTACGACAAGCATAAAAAAAGACTAGCGACTATTTCTAATCGCTAGTCTTTATAATAATAAATTAAATTATTATTTTAAGTTATTAACTAAATTCTCGAAATATTTATTATTCTCGATTATCTCGTTACTAACTTTATTATTCTTAATAAATTCTTTATTAGAATTAATTAAATCTAAATATAGATTTTTTTTAGATTTATCTAAATAAGAATTTAAATCGATTATTAAATTAACTTTTTTAAATCGATTATTTTTAGTAGTATCGTACTCTATATCTACTTTTCTATAATCTAAATTAAAAGCTTCTTTAATAGTAGTCGCTAATTTAGCTTTTTCGTAAATCGAATACGATTTAGTTTTTTCTCTTTTAGTATTTACTAATCTAAATAAAACTTTTTTAGATTCGTATTCTCTAAACGATAAAGCGATTTTATTTTCTACGATTTTTTTAGTTTCGATTTTATTCGTATAGTCTATTTCTCTCTCTTTCTAATTAAGTATTAAAATTAATAAAACTAATTTCTATTAACTTAAATTAGTTAAATATTAATATTATTTTTAATAATAAGTAAATAATATATTTACTTTAACTTCGTTCTCGTTTCGTTCTATACTCGTATAAGTAGTATTTATAAAGATAATACTAATAATACTACTATTATTATTATAACTATTTTAATTTCTTCTTTAAAAAATATAATCGTTTTAGTAATTCTCTTTTTCTTTTTTAATTAATAATTCGTTTTAATTATATTTTTTTAAGAATAAAAAAACGTTAAAATTTACTTTTTATTATTTTAGCGACTGACGACTGACGATAGTAAAAAGAATAAATTTTTAAAAAAGCTTTTTCACGCATTTTTTTAATAATTCCGCCTCCTCCTTAATCACGCATCCACAACGCAAAACAAGGACCATGACCTTGATTTACTAGACCATGACCATGACCTTGATTTTTATTTTAACTTAGTCTTTTTAATTATATAGTCTTCATCGCAATAATGATCATGGAACTCTTGTCCATCAACTATTTTAAAGATATACGTTCCTACTTCGTCATCGTGCGATACTTTCCATTCACCAACTTCTTTACTCTTCCAAAACACTTTACCATCTTCTATACCATCGTCAAGAGTATAGAAGTCTCCTACTTCTTTACCATCATTAGTCGTATATTTAAGTGACATAGTTTCTCTCTTTCTATTCGTTTAATAATCTAATTATATATTAATCTATTCAACAATAGACAATAATAATATTAGCCGGATCCTTGCTGCTCCGTACTGATCAACTCGGCCCCTGATCCTTGCGGATCCGACAGGCTGGCTGCGGTTTGTTGTTGCGGATCAACGTCATCAACCTGATCACCGATGATCAAGCCGCCTGCATCATCAATCAACAACCCGTGATCAACACGGATCTGTGTCAAGTACTGAGTCAAGTCATCCTCGGACATTGTATCAAGACTGTTTGTTTTAATTTCTTTTCGCTCAACCAAGAACCCTAATAGCTGGGCCTTTAGTCTTATCGCATTGACCGCGGCTGAGTATTGACTATCTTTTAAAGCATCCTTGATCAACAAGTCAAGTCTTTCAACCTCTTTTGACACTGATTCGTTAGTCAAGCGCCTCACGTCCGTGCGCAGTCGGTCAATATACTGTATAATCTTATCCTTCTTTAAGTTGCGTGCAGCTTGAACGTGTGCTGATGTAGGACTATAACCTGCGTCAACAGCCGCTTCTCTCTTACCTTTTCCTGCTGCTATACCCTCACAGAACTTCTTTTCAAGGTCCGATAAAGTAGCTTCGTTTGTTTGATTGATTAAGTCTAAACTTATCGCCATATTTATCCAATATAGCGATTAATTAATGAATGTAAATTAATTAAATCTTATCGTCTCCTCTTTCTGCATTAATATCTAAAATTTCAGGATGTATATTAATAGTTACTTTTTTAATGACGTAGGTTTTATCTGTGTTACCATAAGCGAAATCTACGAATTCAAATGCTTCTTCGTAAGTTCTATAAATTGGAAATAATTCCTCAGTATAAATTTTAACTTCTCTTTCACTTTGAAGATTAAAGTTTCCCATACTATTTAATCTTTCGACTATGTCGTGTCTATATTCTTCTTTGTAACCGTCCATATATGCGTCTAAGACGATGTAACCAGTTATACCTTTTTTTTCTAATTCGGGTAAATCACTATGTCTTTTAAGTTTTTTATTATTTAAGTCCATTTTTTCTCTCTTTCTGTGTTAGTTAATAATTAAATAATAAATTATTAATAACATTATAAAACAATATAATTACGAATACGAAGGTGGATATTTAGGGAAATGTTCTGGTGTTCCTCTATAGTAATAGTTCGCCTCAAGACCTTGATTACAAGAAGTTATTTTTTTACCATATAATTTATTAAATAGAACACAAGCACGATTAGCTTTTCTAGGATCTTTAAACAAAGTCTTACCTTCTTTTACTCTTTCACCTGCTGTAAAATACCAGCCACCTTCTTCTTGTCCTCCCTCTACTCTATCAATAGAATAGATAGCTACTTTCCAATAATTAGTAATTGTCATGTCTATATACCTGTGCATCTACACGTTGAATATTAACATCAACTTCTTTTCTTCTTTCACGATGTATTCTATCTATAACTTCCATAGCTTTATATCTAATAGCTGCATCGTCCATATTAGTTTCAGTATAATAAACAACTTTATTATCTTCAAAGATAACGTAGCCATCAATAGTTCTATCTATAGCATGACCTCTATATAGACCTATATTATAAGCTAATTTCATTTTCATAGTTTCTCTCCTTTTTAGTTTTAGTTTATAATTTTAATATAAAAGTAAAAATACAAGGTAATACAATATTAATTACTCATTATATCTTTTAATGTTTCTAAATCAGAGCCATCATCACTTAAATCTTCTTTAGAAAAACCAAAACAAAAGACTTCTCTTGCTTGTCTTTTAATTTCTTCTTTAGGAACTTGATCATAGGGTTTCTTATATATATCTTCAATCATATCTTTAAATGTAATTTCTTTAGGCACTTTTAACCTCTCTTAAATTTTTAATTTTAATGATGTAGTTATTAAATTTAACTACATTAAAATTAGTATTATGTCTTTTACAGAAACCTTTTAATTGAAAAGCTAATTCTTCATAAGTATCTGTATCTCCAATTACTTGTGCTAAGTCTTCAAAGTGTTGTTTAGTTAAGCTCATTTTTTTCCTTTTCGTATTGTTTTATTCTTGCAGGCACGACCACATTATCATCGCAAGGTTTACAGCATTCTCCATCTTCTTTTACTGGATAAGGACTATTACCCCAACCAATAAATTTTTCGTTACAAATACAACAAACTTTAGCTTCAGTCATATTTTTTACTCCTCATAATAGATTGGCGTAACTGTTCATTACGCCAAATTCTATATTTTTCGTTGCTGCGAGAGAGAAAAAAAGCAACTAAAATTCCTGTAATTATTAATATACTAATTAGCATTATTAACCCACTAACTATTAGCATTTTGACTTTCTAAGAGTTTATAAATACCAGCATCTACTAGTTGTTTATAAGCTCCTTTTTTAGTTCTTTTTAGTCCTATAAAATATCTTGCTAAAGTTCTTACTGTAGAACCTTTACTTGGACTACACATAATGTGACCAGTTTCAACTTCTGATTTAAGCATTTGTAAACACATAGCAATCTGAAAGTTAATTCTTTCTTCTTGATTGTTAAACGTTATCATTGTCATATATTCTCGCTTTCTTTTAATTTTATAATATTTAAAGTTTTAACAGATTAAACAATAAAATTATAATTAATGTACACTATGAATTTTAGATGCAAAAGCTTCTTCTAGTATATTACTTTTAGTTAAAACCTCATCTATTTCAGGAAGAGATAATAGTAATAAAATGTATCTAATTTCTTGACGTGTATAACCTTCTTTCTCTCTTAAAAATTCAAGTCTTTGACCAACTTCTTCTGGTAAATTAGGAGATTGTGGATTTTTTAAGTGTTGAGCATAGAGAAAAGCTACTCCTTTAAATATTCTCTCTGATAAATACTCAGGCATTTCAGCATATTTTTCAGTCATTTATTTTTTCTTTCTAATTTAAAGATAGGCAAGTATCTAAAAAGTAACTTGCCTATCAAATAGACTACTTTATTAATTTAATTAATAAAATATCAAAATTATACAACTATTTTAAAGTATAAGTTGATTTAGGCGATTTAGCCGCAGAAGTTGCTTTATCTTTATCTTCTGTTGCTATAAAACCTCTTTCTCTATCCCAATCTAAATCGATTGTTTTACCACCAGCAATTAAAAAATCTCTGATAGTCATACCTGTTTTATATAGACCAAATCTTTTGTAACCAGCAGAACCTTCTCTTTTTGGATTCTTAGCTACAACAACTTGTATCTTACCATCTCTATCGTATTTGTATGTCCCTTTAAAATCTTTAGGGTCCATAACTTTTCTAGCTTTAGGTTTAGCTATAGTAGGTTTAGTTTCTACTTTAGCCGCAACTTTTGGCTTTTGTGCTATGTTTAACATAACTTTCTACCTTTCTTTTATTAGTTTAATTAAAAATATATTATACAGCCGATAATATTATAAAACAATAAAATATCCTAATTATCATTTCTACTATAGAGAAATATTAAATAATATATTAACACTTCAAAATTAGCCTTGCGAGCAGCCTCGGGAAGGTATTGGCTCTATATGTAAGTTAGATGACTAGAATCATTGGTATTAAAGGAAAGGTATTGGCGGTATTGGCTCTAAAAAGAGTGCCAATACCACTAGAATCATTGGTATTCGCTGATAGTAGTGAAAAGGTATTGGTATTGGCTCTTTTTCTAAATAAATATTTTATAAAATTATTTTTAAAATTCCCTATAGTAAAAATCACAAACAAAGAACTATTAAAACAAAAAATAAAATAAGTATAATTTTAATTATTGGCCAAAAAGCGATAATCACAAGTAAATCCTTTAATTATTTAATATTTACTTATTATATTAGTTTATATAGAGGAATTACAAGTATCTTTAAACTTGATTTCTATTTATTTCAAGTATAGCAAGAGTAAGAGTAGCAGAATTGTTATTATCGGTTTGACCAAAGATATAATCATTTTCTTGTAATATAATAGGTCCCTTTGCTAAATTAATAGTTTCCTTTGAACTAAGTGAATCATGGGCAATTTCATAAGAAACGTTAGCACTATAATCATGAACATATATTTCAACATTATTATTATTTGAATTATCATTTGCAACTTGTATATTTTGAATAATAGCTCTACTATCATCAGGACTCGTGTAAAAAGTTGCATTAGCTGTTGTAAGTTTTGCAAAAGCGTTTTTATAAATATTAGCCATATTGATTCATGTACCAAGTTTTTCTATCCAATTCATCATTAATATCTTTCGGATATGTCGAGTTTAATAATTTAATAATATCTAATAAATCTTCAATTAACTGATTAAAATCATTATTATTATACTCAACTGGAGCATTATTTAAACGTGTAAGAGGTATTTTAGCCATAGTTTATATGGTATATTTGATCGACATACTTGTACAGTTAAGAATTACTCCTTAACTAATAACTCTTGAGTAGTTACCATTTCTTGTTCGATATGTTTAATCTCTTTAGAGAGATGAATCATACCAAGAGTTACTTGATAATGAGCTAAAAATTCGCTAGCCCATTTTGCTTCAAGTGCTCTTTTCTTGCTCAAGAGATCCAATAGTTTTATGTTCACTATTTTTTATCTCCTCTATGAATAAAGAATTAGATGTTTCACTAATTAACTTATCCATATACTTCCAATCGAAATGTTTAAGTGGAATCTTCCACAACATTTCTTCTGCTTGTTTTAAGTCATCACATTCACATTGTCCTGAGGCGTAATAACCCCCACGTCTGAACTGATAACGCACAATCATTTAGATTGGCATACCACATTTAATGTGTGTTGTAAAGTCTAATTAAACCAGGAAGGAACGCCATTTTTCCATGTGGCGAATTTAATTTTTTCTTTTAAATAAAAAGTCTTATAAGCTGTAATTGGATCCTCGGTCTTATATTCGTCAGGCATACATAGTGGTATAGGAGTTGCTCTTATCTCGGGAATATTATAAGG